AATTAAACCTCTTCAAGATCAGCTTAAATCATCAGAAATATCTATACCGGACCCAGATGGTAATTCAGAAGAATTAATAGCTAAGGCTAAAGTAATAGAACTTTCAGGGGTTAAAGCCAAATCACCTGGTGATGAATACGGACATAAAAGTTCTCTTCAATTTGATAATTCGGTTCAATATCTTTGGAACATAGGCGTATCTAAACGTATTAGACATATATGCTTTCCTAATCAACAAACTGAGCGTGAAGAAACAGGTATTGCAAATTCATCGATATCCTTTCTTGGGGGCTCTATGAGTAGGTCTTGGAATAAAGTGCCTACATACACACCTACTATTATTAAATCTGATGTAGACTTTTTTGGAAACGGGAATTTCTATGGAGAAACTCTACTCTCAACTGAAGAATCATTAAATTTATTTGATCCTCTAAATGAAGCTACTAACTGGCCAAATAAATCTATATTAGTAGGTGAAACTCAAGTAAATCGCACAAAGGAGCGTATTCCTGGATCTGGAATAACTATGTTTTGGGATAATTACCCAGCATCCAACTCTGGAGAAATAGAAGCATTAAAATTTGCAGAAGAATCTTATAATCCTTTATTTGTAGGTACAGACCCTTTAGTAATAAAAGAAAAGGATATAACATATTCTATATCGTTTATTAAAGATTACCTTAACAATTTAAAATCCGGAACTAGAAAAATATTATTAGACGAAAATCAGGATCAAGCCTATATTGAAATTAATAAGCTACCTGCAAATAAATTATTAGATTATATTGAAGAACACAATGTTTTGCCAGAACATATTAGCATTGATACGCATAGAGTCATTAAGGATATAAACCCGTTCTTTTATGATTGGTATAGTCAACATAGAACCAAATCACAGCGTCAAAGACAAGAAGGTGAACTTCATAATCATAACTGGCCCAAAATTAAAGACGATGCATGGGAAGAAGTTTTATTGGTTTCCTTAAACGGTGTTTCTGTAAGATGTCCTATTAAATCTGTTAGATGGGGTAAGTATTTATTTAATTCTGTAGAAATTAATACAGCAAATGCTAATAATCTCGGAGGAACAGTTAAACCAGATTTTGAGGTTGGTCCTACATCAGAATATATTTACGAAAATCCAGATCATCCGGATCCTAATTTTAGAATCAGATCAGCACGTTTTAATACGGCAGAAGGTAGATTATATGCAGTTTTAGATGCAATAAGTCAAAATCCTTCTACTAAACATGTCCTCAATACACACAATGTAATTCTAGAGGAATCAGCCTCGCCTTCAATTTATTCTTCTGTAAGAATACCTACATTTAATGATTATACTAAAGCACTTAAAGAACTGTTTATAGTAAAAGAGAACGGTTCACATGCTTATAAGTACATTTTCGAGACTATTGGTATTAGTAACCAAAATGAACTGGCTACTGATACATTTGCTTTACCTTATGTATCAGGATCTTGGTCACTTGACGTCTATAACACAAGTGTGACACCAAATGTTTTACTAGTGGAGGGTACTGACTATACAGTTTCCGATTTAGATCCTACAGCTGACCCAAGTGGTAATGCCTTTGGTCAGCCTTTAAGACCTTCAATAATATCCTCGTTTATTGATTTGTTTCCTGTAATTGTCGGGATGGTTCAAGGGAATATTGATGTTTCTCCAGCTGTTAATAATAATACAATAACTGATGTTACAGACATAAAGGCCTATTCTTATAAGACTGATTGGAATGAAGTTAAAGAAACTTATGAGTCTAATGAAATTAATAGAATGGATTCATCTTATTCGTTTTCAACAATCTTAGTCCCAACGTATACTTCCCCAGAAAAGGACAAAACGTGGTCTGTAAAATTTACAGACAAGTATCTAAATAACATACTTCCTACCTATTATGCTAAAGTTGTAAATGAGAATCAAGATGTGATTAAAACAGAATTTAAATTATCTTATTCTGTTACTAATAAAACAATTGAAGAAGGTGTAGAGAATCCATTCTTTTATCTTAATCATGATGTATTAATAGACTCCAACTATGATGATACTGAACTACAGAATTTAACAGATTCGTGGCGTACTAATATATTATCAATTAAAGATTATGCTTGGTCAACACTTCCAAATGTTGCCGCCGCGACTTATACTACATACACCCAGAATAACACAGGGACCAATGGACCCATATTATTTACCAATGATTATGAAAATTCTAGAGATTATATACTCCAGAAACTTAATTCAGAAGAAGAAAAAGCTTCTCTAATTAATCTTTTTCAGGTAAGATATGATATAATAAATGAGGATGAGCGTAGTCTAGATACATCTATAAATCACTACCTTTCTGACATTAATATACAATCTATTGAAGATTATAACTACATGGAGTTCTATTCCATAGAAGATTATGACGTACCTTTTCGTAAAAATCTTCAACCGAAAGCACGTTATATGATGTTTAAAGATGAAAACCCAGACGATCAGATACAGATATATAAAAACGGAACCCTTCTAGAACAATCTACATACGATGTTTCGGATAATCAGTGGTTATATCGCATATTTAATCAGACAGCAGATTATCTGCCAGGTGGTACGGCTACACCAATTGTTACGGGTTCTGAAGGATCTATTGTATCATATGCTAAATTAGCTAAAAGAGCTTTTACAAAATTAAACACAAACCCATCATACGCTATACATTGGCAGGATATGACTATAGGGGACGTTAAGGATGATTTAAAACTAGCAACTGACGCTTGGAAAAGCGGAGCTTTAAATAATGTTAGTCATTTAGATCAGTCTTCTATACCAGATCGTTATATTATCGATTGGACTTATGATAAACAAGGTAATACACATGTTAATATATATGACGAATTATTTGTTGAGTATCAAAATAATTTTATAAAAACTGGGTTTGCTGATGATCTTATACAATATGAAATAGGTGTTACTCCTACACTAGCTACAGCTACAACAACTAGTGCAGCTTACGCAGCTTCTGTTAATTATCAGTCATCTGAAATATCTATGCAGAATTTGGTTGAGCCAACAGAGATACCCTTTGCTGATATTATAGAGGGAGAAGAATATGTAATTTCAAATATAGGGGATGGTAATGATGTATTAGATTTAATGGATAAGTGGGCTCAATTAGACGGTAGGAATGAGATCATTACTGGTGATTATATAGTAACAGAACAAAAGAAAGCTATAACATACCTTGAGGTAAGTCTTGGAATAAAAACTGAAGAACAAATGTTTACAGCTGTGTTTAACTGGTTTCAGAAAGAATATACAGGATCCACAAGAATACCAACCCAATTCGATATATGGAATTATGCAGCTATGGCTGGAACCATCCCAGACCTTCCGTCGACGGATTATCAAGGCAATCCTGTTGCTGCCGCACTGTCATCTTCCAATTGGTCAGCTGGAGCTACAGATATTACTAGTACAACTCCGGTTGCTATTCCGACATATACAGGACATAATTTTTATCGTGCTCAGTCGTATTATCAAACTTATATCCAAGGATATACAGTTCCTGCTACTGACCTTGAAAACAATCCAATTCAGTTTTATAATAATCAGTTTCCCTCCGGAGGGGCGGAATTATATGATACAGCCGAGGGTAATACGTCTTCATTTAATAATACTTTTACTAATGGGCAAGGAACTAGGCTTGGAGAAGCTGGTGCTTATGATCCGACAGCTGGTGATGTAATGAAGGTATATGTGAATAAAGTTCTTCAGGTAGAGGGTGTTGACTACACAGCAACTCCTGATGGAGTTGGTTTTGGTGCGGCACTTATATCAGACGAAAAAGTAGTAGTCAATCTTATTAAATATTACGAATTTGAAGCTGGAATGGTGGGTAAAACATTTGTAGCTAGAGCAAATGGGTCTACTGTAACTAATATCCCAGGTGCTACTGTTTGGAAACCTGTATTTGAGAAGGACTCTGGTGGTAATGATCTAATAGACATATCAGATATGGTAGAAGGTCTTAGATATTCTATTGCCGATATGGGAGACTTAAAGTGGTTTACAAAATACACTTCTAAGGATGATGACAAAAAAATAGCTTGTGTATATCCAGAAAGTGAAGATGGTAATAGTCCTCTGGACTTATTTAATGTTGAATTTTATGGTTATTTTGGGAATAAAGCTACTGTATCCAAAGAATACCTTATACCGTCAATACTTTCAGAAAACGATTATAATTTAATAGATATTGGAGCGGAACCTCTAATAGATAATGAAATGTTGTCACTGTCATACTTTTATCCAGATGGCCGGAGAAATTTTTTCACTCTTGGTGATAAAATAACAGCTATTAACCCAGATGTTTATAAATCAGAACCTTTTCTGTCTTCCGGAGCTAAAGTAAGACTTCTTAAACATTCATCAGTACAGACAAGAGAATCATATATACCAGGGAAAATACCCGGAAAAGTATGGCCGGCAGTAACACTAAACAATTCTCCTAATGAGGATGGAGCAACTTGGACTGATTGGTTTGAAGGAACAACCCACATCTTTGATTCATCATCAGCTAAGACAACACTATCAAGGCCTTTTCATCCAAATCTTTCAGGAGTAGATAACCTTGACTTTACTGTAGGACCGACCCCATCATATCTAGGTACATCATGGCAGACTGCCTCTAGAAAGGATATACTTAATTTAAGATCTATTCATTACCAAGATGCACTACTACCTTCTCTCCATTATGAAGATACAGAGAACTATCAATATGGGGTAACTGACCTAACGGATCTTAAACCTCACCCATCTTCTCTTCGTGGATTTCTCTTCGCGGATAAAATAAATCCTTATAGGATTTTATTTGATACTAATGGTAACTATGCTATGAACCCTGATATAAGAGAATGGGATATAGCTAGAGTATATGAGAAAGGTGATGTAATTTGGGATAAAAACAAAGTATGGACGTCTGTAGTATGTGCAGGTAATGGGTTATCTAATTTTGACGGGTTATGGATCCGTAATGAAGTTGATACATCTGTTAGTAATAATGCTGGAGTTCAGCCTTCTACTCCAGGTACTGACTGGACTGAACTTGATATGACATATACAAATAACTCTGGAGGGTATTATTTATCAGAATACCCTAAAACTACACTATATAAAAGAGGCTTACCCTATTCTGTAGGTGATACAGTATTATATGTATCTCACTCCTACGATTTTAACACAACTAAAGAAACTGAAGATTATGATTCATGTATGGGTCCATGGTCTTCAGGGTTCTATAAATGTATACAATCTATACCTTCATCGGAACCTACAGGATGGGCAGATCCTAAAATGACATCAAATGGTCATTATGAATTATTAGATACTAGGTATTGGGTTCATATAGCACCAAAGGCTGATGCTAAAACAAAGAAACAGCAACAGCAATTAGGGTTGCCAGCTGGGATGGCTTTTCCTGAAGACCCGAGTATCAATGATACACATTTAGATAATTGGAGATGGAATGGTACATTTTGGGAAAACATAATAATTCCTAAAAATATATATAAACGTAGCATACCACACAATGACCCATTAAAACCTTATTGGTTTATTGATATGGCAGCTGAAACTTCTACACCGAACGACAAGTATGAAATTATAACAAATGGTATAATCAAAACACGACTTGATATGTCCTCTCTTGAACAATCTAGAGTGGGTTATCCTACCACAAGAACAGCTCATACACCTGTAGGTGCTACTACAGATTATGTTCTAGATGATGGTAAAATAGAAACTGGGTCAACTCAATCCATATTAGATCTAGATCAGTACTCTATAGAGATACCGTATAACCAGAAAAAGCATGAAATAATGTTAAAGATTAAAACACTTTCCACTGATTTTGTAATGTCTGAACAGACAATATCTATTCGGAATAGAAGCTCTAATCTTACTGCGGATATAGGATCTGTAAGATATATTGGAGCTCCTCACACATCGTCACAGCATGAAGCTTATATTGGTCAAGATGGTTATTGGTATATTAGACTGCAAATTCATGGAGATGGTACTGGTACTGCAGATAATTGGTCGTCTTATTGGATTGATCTATACCAATCGCTTCATCATAATGCTTTCGACCTTAAAGTAGTTGATAGATTTGTTACAGGACCTGCTGTTGTAACAGGTCCTGGTTATCATGATAACAACTATATTAGACTTCCGTTTAAATATAAATATAAAATAGAATCTTATATGGCACAGCTTAAGAACCAAGAAGACTAAATGTATAAATACCTTTATATAGATAAGGTAATGGACCAATTATGACTTTACAACCAAATTCAAGGGAGACCCTAGTTAACTATTGTTTAAGAGAACTAGGGGAACCTGTACTTGAAGTAAATGTGGATGAAGATCAATTAGAAGATCGTTTAGATGAAGCTTTCGAGTTCTGGCAAGAATACCATTCTGATGCTACAAAAAAGGTATACTTTAAACATCTAATAACAGCTGAGGATAAAGAGAACAAATATCTTGATCTATCTAATCAGATTTTATGGGTAGATAGGATATTACCTATAGATGCTTCTGGGTCTAATTTCCTCTTTGATATTGAGTATCAAATGAGATTNGCTGATATGAACAGACTTATGTCNATGGGTGGTATTGCAGAATATACTATGATGCAATCATCATTAGCCCTCTATGATATGAAATTAGGATCTGGTACAACAGAGGCTATTAGATTTTCTAGACATGAACACAAGTTATTTTTAGATGTAGATGATGATGAGTTAAAAGTAGGAAGTTATCTACTAGTAGCTGCATGGTCTACTATAGACCCAGAAACTGCTACATCCTTATATAATGATCGTCTGTTGAAAAAATATCTTACACAGCTTATAAAGAAGCAATGGGGTCAGAATTTAATTAAATTTGATGGTATGGTTTTACCGGGTGGAATTACTTTAAACGGTAGGCAATTGTATGATGATGCTATTGCGGAGATTGAAAAGATAGAAGCAGATATTAGGTTATCGTACGAGCTCCCTATTGACTTTATGATAGGTTAATAAGTTATGGCAACTAATACACACTTTAACCATAAAGTAAAATCAGAACAGAATCTGTATGAAGATATTATTATCGAATCTCTTCAGATGTTTGGGCAAGATGTTATGTATCTACCTAGACATGTTATAACAAAAGATGATATATTAAATGAAGATTATGCTAAGTTTGAGAATGCCTATTCTATAGAAATGTATATAGAAAATACAGAAGGATGGGGTGGTGAAGGTGATCTTATGTCTAAATTCGGACTTCAGATTAGAGATCAAGCTACATTTATTGTATCTAAATCAAGATGGGAAAAGATACTTCATACAGAAAATCAGATTCGTCCTTTTGAGGGTGATCTTATATATATGCCATTATCTAATGCTATGTTTGAGATATCTCATGTAGAACATGAACTTCCTTTTTATGCCCTTGGTAATCTACCTACATATCAGTTACATTGTAACCTCTTCGAGTACGCTTCAGAAGAGTTTAATACATCTGTTCCAGCTATAGACCAATTTGAGTCTCTTCATGCTAATTATGATGTATTCGGTATTGAGAAGTCAATAGCCCAGTTATTTACTGTAGGTGAAATAGTAACACAAGCTACAGATACANTAGATGTTACAGTTATAGGGGAAGTATCCAAAGAAGTACCTTTTACTTCTACTACATCTAATATATATATTACTAACTCACACGGATCTGACGGGAAAGGTAGGGAATTTCAAGTATCCTCTACATATCCTATTGTAGGTGAAAAATCTAGTTCGTCTGCATTAATTGTTTCGGATGCATCTTCTCTATCTAACCCTAATACTGAAGAATCTAATGTAGATTCTAATATATCCTTTGACAGAAACGCTGATTCTATAATTGATTTTTCTGAATCTAATCCGTTCGGAGAACCTTAAATATGTTTGAAACTCCTTTTTATAACAAGCATATAAGAAATCTTGTATCTGTATTTGGAACATTATTTAATGATATACAGATACAAAAAAGAGATGCTGCCGGTAATATACTCGAAACTAATAGAGTACCTTTAGCGTACGGACCTAAACAAAAGTTTATTGCCCGACTTGAAGAAGAAGAGAATCCTCGCGAAGCGGGTATTGCTATTAAACTTCCAAGGATGGCATTTGAGATAACTTCTATAGATTATGATGCTACAGCTAAACTTAATAAAAATATTAAGGATGCTTATGCACACCCTACTGATTCCTATAAGAAAAGGTTTCTTAGAACATTTGCACCATATAATATAGGGTTTCAATTATCTATATTAGCTAAGAATATGGATGAAGGACTACAAATAATAGAACAGATATTACCATTATTCCAACCTGATTATACTGTAACTATTATAGAAAACTCTAATGTTAATAGGAAAACAGATGTTCCGTTTACACTCCAATCAGTAAACTTATCAGAAGAGTATGAGGGTGATTTCTTATATAGAAGAACTATTGTATATACATTAGATTTTACATCAAAACTAAGGTTTTATCAAGGTATACAAGACTCGGGTATTATTAAACATACTGAGATAGGTATTACAGATACTACTGTAACTCCACAGATACTCCTAGAAAAAGTTAAATCTGATGTTGATCCAGCTACCGCTTCACCAGAAGATGAATACGAAATTATAGATACTATTGACTACTTTGTAGAACATTAAATATGAATAAAGATATTGATTCTGATTATAAGTATATTAGATCATCATTATATAACCTTGCAGACAAAGGAACTGAGGGTATAGAACTCATGATGGAATTAGCACGTGAGTCTGAACATCCTAGAGCCTTTGAAGTGTTATCTAATATGATTAAAACCAACGCTGAGGTTGTTGAGTCATTAATGTCTCTTCAAAAAGAAAAATCTAAATTAGAATTAACTGAAGCCCCTACTTCTAAAGCAGAAATTACTAATAATAATGTATTTATTGGGAGTGCTACAGATCTCCAGAAACTATTAGCTGATAAGAATAACGACATTATTGAACATAAGTAGTATATCCTAAATTATGTATTATTATTATATTATTAAAGTTAAGTCTAACCTAATTAAAGTATGATGAATATTATTGAAAAATATAAAGATACATTTGATGCTTTAGAAATTATGAGAGAAATGGAGCCTAATATAATCTATATGCATTTAATATCTTTAGGTAAAAAGCTACAAGAAGATCCTTTATCAGAAGAGAAAAGACTATCTAAAAACCAAGTAACATATTGTCAATTTAAATTATATGTTGACATTGAAGATGGTAAATTTAAAGCATGGTCAGATGCAATGATAGCATCAGGATATGCTTATATGTTATTAGATGTATTTAATTCATCAAATAGAACTATAGATGCTAAAGAATTTGATATACTTAACATAGATGAGTTATTATCTATGAATCGTACATCAGGTTTTTTTCAAATGATTGATATAATGAACTCTAAAATACCAGAATGATGGAGCTACAGAACGGTCAATTTGGTTATCTCGGTAATGNAAATGTTAAGAAAGATGGTATATCTCAACAATGGACACTCGATGAAGTAGAAGAGTATTCTAAATGTGTAGAAGATGCNGCCTATTTTGCAAGGAATTACATTAAGATTGTTCATCTAGATAAAGGTTTAACACCCTTTGATCTTTATCCTTATCAAGAGGAAATGTTTCAACATTTTGAGGATAATAGGTTTTCTATAGTATTAGCTTGTCGCCAATCAGGAAAATCAATATCGTCTGTTGTATATCTTCTCTGGTATGCATTATTTCATCCCGATAAAACCATTGCTATTCTGGCAAACAAAGGGGCTACTGCTCGTGAAATGCTAGCACGTGTAACATTGGCTCTAGAGAACCTCCCATTCTTTCTTCAAGCAGGTTGTAAAGTACTTAATAA